AGTATCTAGTTCTTTCTTTTTGTATGCTTGTGGATAAAAATTAGGCAAATAAATTACTTTGTTTTTACCCAAGTATAATTGAACTTCTCTCAACATTCTAGGTGCATTACAAGCAACTACGATATTTTTAAACTTAGCATAATCACCAAGCCAATCCATGGCCATTCCTTCTCCTGCCATAAAAGGCATTTCAGAATGTAAACGAATAATCCATTTAACTTTTGGATGTAATTTTTGTAATACGGAAAATTTTGTTGGAACAACCCATAAGGCTTCAATGATTACATGAGTTGGATTATGTTGTTGGACTAATCTATCAATACAATTATTATCGATAGCAACTTCCAAAACAGAATCAATGCCACAACCAAGTAACATATCATTCATAAACTTGGCTGAATTATATAAGCCAGTACTTAATCCTAATTTGTTATGTACCTTCGCATTGAAATCTTCTCTGCGCTTGAGAATGAATAATATTTTTGTCACAATTTAATTACCTAGTCAATATATTAAATGTTTATTTAGTTATCTTCCCCTTCCACTCCTTCGCATTGGAGCGGAAGATTTTGGTGCTACAGGACCTTTATTTTTAATATTAGGAATATTCTTACGGCCTTCTACCATTGGTACTCGTTTGGTGCTTGGTTTTACCGGTTTAATTTCTTTAGTCATAATATCTCCTTATTGGTTGCGGAGGATGGAATCGAACCAACGCCCCCTGGATTATGAGTCCAATGCTCTACCTCTGAGCTACTCCGCTATACCTTTACTTATTCTTTCACCAACTCATAGTCCCACTTACTAACACCACATTCAGGACAAGGCACTTCATCAGGCAAACTATTCCAATCTTCTACGGATAAAATGTGGCCGCAGACCACGCAACGATAATATTCCATTATAGTGTCTCCAAAATTTGTTTATAGGCATTAGCGTGACGTTCTTCAACACCTTTAAGTGCCTTGAAACGCTTCTCTGCTTTTTCTAATACTGCCAATTTTGCTTTGAATTGTTCAGCGTGTTCTTTTGATTCAGAAATTTGTTCAACGAATTCAGTAGATGCTTGAGCATTCTTTTCGCTGATAGCATTTTCTAAGAACTGAGGATACATTGTAGTGAACTCATATGTTTCGCCTTCAATGGCTTTTTTTAAACATTCTTTTGTAGATGGTTTACCGATGAGTAATTCGAGGTGACCCCAAGCGTGTAGAATCTCTTGGTTTGCTGTATGTTCAAAATGTTTGGCAACTTCTTCAAAGCCTTCTTCACGAGCAATTTTAGCAAAATAACGATACTTGATATGAGCCATTGATTCGCCAGCCAATGCACTCTCAAGGTTTTGTAATGTAATAGACATATTTACTCCATAGTTAAAATATTATGTATATCTCAAATCAATAAATTTTAGTTATTGCCTTTATGATATGTTTTGATGATTGTTATTAAGAAAATCAATTATTGAGGATACTGTCGTGTGTTTAATAGGCGTGTCGTAGATTAAGCGTTTAAGGCCATTCTTTCGAACTCTACCACCGCCTACCCCAGCTTACAGCTTCCTTCCGTTCTCAGCATACGGAAAATCTCCAGATATTGGATCATACCGCCGGGGTGTTGATGTTCCTTGACAGTTAGGATTGCTTATCCTTTACCGCACATCCTCAATAATTGGCTCCAAAGGCTGGGCTCGAACCAGCGACCAAATGATTAACAGTCATCTACTCTACCAACTGAGCTACTTCGGAATAAAACTGGAGCGGGATATTGGAATCGAACCAATGTTATCAGTTTGGAAAACTGAAGTCCTACCATTAAACGAATCCCGCATGGAGCGGAGTGATGCTTTGCTCACCTAACAAAAGATGGTATCTTTTATCGTACTATTACTCTCCGCATATGTAATACTATAACATCTTAATTATAAGAAGTCAATACAAAAGTTTGGTATATTTGATGGTGCCCCAGCACAGAATCGAACTGCGAATTGATGATTACAAATCAACTGTTATACCATTTAACTACAAGGGCTGGGTGATTGTGTTTGGTGCTTGAATCCACGGTGACCCCGCTCTTCATGGCCGGTTCTTGCTTTGGTCGACATTAACAAGTTTTCGGTGTTCCATTGTAGTCACTACACAATCAAAACTATTTCCAGCCTAATGGCTCCATTTCAATAGGAGAATCAGGATTAACTACACCAGTAAATACATTCCACAGTTTTTCTTCTGTGGCAAATTTGGTAAATAGTCCAGATTCCATTCCATGAGCTTCGATTTCCCATGGTTGAACCCAATAGTCTGTATTATCAGGATCGATCCTGAGACCTTTCCAACGAGTTAAGGTCTCGTTTGTTTCATGATAAGCATACTGTTTAATATGCGTCATTTCATGTGCCAGAGTCTTTAGGATCTCAGTAGCACCAATACCAGGATGAATCTCTATTTCAAATTCTCTAGCCTTACGAGAATCGTTATACTCCAGAATAGAAGCATAACCATAGGCCTCTATTTTTGGATTAAATTTAATCCGTAAGTATATGTTTTCCAACAATTTTTGCGAGATAAGTTGTTCCGCATAGAACAATACGGCACGTTTTACATAGGGTCTGAACCGCTTTTTATCGGGACAACCAACTATACTTAGCTGCATTTAGGTCACTCCTTAGTAAATTGACCCAATAACTAGCATAACCTATAACTTCTCACTCAAGCGTATTTATCGCCTTGCATCTCTTGTAATAATATTATAATAAATCTTTTCAGGAGAAAAGAAAGATTGTAGACAATCCGTAACCCTTTGATTTTCAAAGTCTTTACAACTGAATACATCAAGGTAGAGGTCTCCATTATGGTCCAAGAAGTGTGCCATAATATTGGAAGTCTCAATTAACTGTATGGCCGTGAAGCCTGCTTTTTCTGTATTATCTGCAAAGTGTACCACTTGTGGTTCACCAAAAGGTACCATTTCAATCTGTGTTACCAGTTCTTTAATAAAATGCCTGATGTATTCAGGATCTCTGGCTCGGTCTAATTGGCACCCTTTGGCATCAACGACCATATGTTTACCCCAACCTTGCATTACCATTCTCCATTGTCGAACCAAACACGGATAGTGATTGGTAATAATTCAATCAACAAAGCATCTTGTTCCCAAACCTCATTGGTTTTATTGTATTTGAATGAGATTCTCCAATGAAACGGATTTAATTTCAAGGTAATATTACAACCAGAGTACATTAGCCAATCCATTACAATCCTTTCAAAGTATACTTTGTGATTTTATCTTTTAACATTGAAGGTATATCTAGGTAAGGCCATTCCAAGTAGAAAGGACAACCATCATTACCCCATTTATTGTCATGTAGATATTTTCTAACAAGTTTTAAATCTTCTTTGCTGCTAGGTTCAAACAATCTGCGTTGATTAATATTCCAAATTTCAATACGATTCATTTCACATACTCCATATTATCTTTACGCATATAATGTACCACCTGATTTTTCTTTGGGTCAGGTATTTCTCTTACGACAGGAAGAAAAGTTACACCGTCAATCTCATTGGTTGCCCAATTTGAATAGGTATAGAAGATATCCGTACCATTTTTGGCACGAACTTTTTTAAGTATGGCTTTGGTACCTGTATGACCAGGTCTAAGATTCTTTTTCATGATATAATTATAACTCAAAAATGGGGGTCAGTCAAGACCCCCTATATTATTTGCCAACCGGATAATTTAACTGTTCCCATTCCTCATCGGTAACGGGCCACCAGTTATTCATCTTTGGATTTTACGGCAATCTTCTTCACCATATCCTGTGCTTTTACCATATTTTCTAGCCAGACTTTAAGCATACCATTTGCAATTTCGGCATCTTTAATCTCTACCTTATCGGCAAGAGTAAAGGTACGATTGAAACTGCGATTAGCAATGCCTTTATAAATGAAACTAGATGGATCTTCATCACTTTCAACAGCTGCACCACGGATAACCAACTTATTACCTTCTAAGGTAACTTCAATGTCCGTCTTAGCAAAACCAGCAACTGCCATTTCAATGACATACTTGTTTTCTTTGACTTGTTTGATGTTATATGGAGGGTAACCAGGTGTTGCCTTGGCGACTGTCTCAGAGATATCACGGATTTGGTCTAATACATCATCAAAACCAACTGTGAATGGATCCAAAGACTTATGGAGGGAAGCCCATTGTGGGAATAAAGATAAAGTTGCGCTTGTCATATTTTCTCCTTAATTTAAGCGAGGTTATCAAAACTGCCGCCTCAAATGAGCACGGCACATAATTGTATCAGTATTTATACTACTTTGTCAATAAGAACCTGGTTTCTTACCAATATTGTATTTTGGTGTCAATTCCCAACCATCCTTCTCTTTATGAGACAGGATCTTAATTTGGGAAAGAAAGATTGGTGCTGGTGTTTCAATCTGTTTTTGATTTACCACTTTTACCAATCCCCAATCTTGTAACAACTTGGCAATGGCATTCCTGCGAGACAAGTCATTTTCTGAGATATCAGTAGGTTTACCATCTAAAGCAAACAGTTCTTTAAAGTGTACGATGTAATACTTACCTTGCTTGTGCAAGATATGGCATGATTGGTACAGGATTCTGTCTTTTTTGGAAGCTACACCGATGCGTGTAAGAGTTTCACGAACCTTCAAGAAATCATCTTTTTCACCTAATGTAACTTCAACTAAATCTATAATTGAAATCATTACTTGGTCACTCCGCCTTTTTCTGTAATTGTTCTTATTTCAGCGATTTGGTCATCATTTAGAATACGCAAAGCTTCTTTGGCCTTTTGACTATTATATCCAAAGTATTTTTTAACGGCTTCTATATCTTTGTCGGCCAATGTTTTCTGCCACGGTTGGAATTTCCGTTTCATTGACCTGATAGTATTTAGATAAAACAAATACTGCATATCTTTATCCAACGCTGGATTGATGTTCATCTCGTTGGCATATAGAACACAGTCTTGGTGAAATGACAAGGCTCGATTGACTACAAAAGGTACATAATCTTTATAATCATGTTCATCTTGGAATGGATTTTTCTTAGTTTGTAAGATTGAAGGTACAATCTCTTTGAATAAATCTGGCATTATTTGAACTCACAGTCCACCATAATTTCTGTGAGGCAAGCCACCATATTCAGTTCGTGGTCTGGAACAAATGCTGCTTGATATTGATATTTTGCCAAATGAAGTACCAATTGTGGCACAGAATTTGGTTTTAAAGATTCATAAAGACTTTCATATAACTTACGATAAATTTTAACAGGATCATTATCTAAATTATTTGTAACCCATTTACGAACAGAACCAAAATCTTTTTCTTTTAACGATGTAACCAACTCGCTAAGTTGTATATCAGCAACAGAGGAAAGAATACCAGTATCGATACTTCCAGAAACGGCATATCTTTGAAGTTCATTAAGAACCCTACGATTGTCCGGAAAATGTTTTGTAACGACTGCGGCGACAACAGATTTGTCATAAGGAACTTTTTCTTGTTCCAAAATCCATTCAACTCTTTTAAAGAATGCTGCAGCCATCTTTTGTTTAGAACCGTTGATTTTAAAATCGATAACAGAACAACGAGAGTGGATCGGATCGATAATACGATTTTTAAAATTACAGGTAAAGATAAACGAACAGTTGGAAGAATATTCTTCAATTGCACCTCGCAACGCTGGTTGAGTTGAATTAGGATTAAGATAGTCTGCCTCATCTATGATGATGACTTTGCGACCACCCATGAGAGAAACCGATGAAGCATAACTTTTGATTTTAGTACGAAGAACATCAATACCAGACTCATCAGAACCATTGATAACAATATAGTCGCAACCAATTTCTTCACAGAGGGCTTTTGCAATCGTAGTCTTGCCAACGCCGGCAGAACCCGATAATAGTAGGTTTGGTATTTCTTTTCGATTGACATACTCTTGAAAGGTGGATTTAATTGCATCTGGCAAGATACAGTCTTCCACCCGTTGTGGCCTATACTTCTCCACCCATAATAAATGCTCGCTCATTCAAAACTCCCATAATATAATTAAGATAAAACACAATTTACTACCATTCTATAATCTGAATTCTTTGGACAATTTCCTCCGTGAATTAGATTTGAATCAAATATAACTGCTCTGCCTTTCTTTGGTGTAACTCTCGAATGTTCTTTTATAAGACCAAGAGGTTCACCTAGAAAATACTTATCATAAAAGATTGTATCACCATCTGCATCATTTACATAGTACAATAATGTTTTTCTGCCAACACTATTATAAACACCATCAAGCAGACGCATACCATCAGTATGAGGTTGTTGTCTTGTTGGTCCTGCTTGTGGTAGTAAAAGATTGGCTTTGATTCTTTGTAGGAAAGTATCCGTCTCTCCCATTCTTTGTTGATACTCAGCAATTAGAGGTGCAATGTATTGAAAGAATTTACTTTCAATTTCACCATCACGAGCAAACATATGACGGAACTGAATATGCTCTTTGAATGGTTCATCAATATAATAATGTTCATCCAAAGGATATTCACTTACAGACCAAGGAAAGAAAGTCCAAGGAAACTCATGACTAGTTAATAATCTTACGATGGAATCTTGAAATTCCACCGGAAGAAAATCATCAATAACTAAAGGTTCCATTAGGCAGGTACTACTGTGCCTTTTTTCTCATTTGCGATCCAATACTGAATCTTATCTTTTGTATTGGTGAAATGGGTTAGACCTTTGAAGGAGATTACGGCAGAATAAGTGCCAGGAATCATTTTGAAATTGTCTGTGTTATAAACAATCTTATACTTCTTGCCATCGCCTGTGCCAATTTCAAGTGAATTGGTATGTGCAGCATCATTGTCTTGGTCAAAAGTAACGATTTGAATTTTATCGCCATCAGATTCAACGGCAATATTAGGAGACTTCAATACTGAACAAGTCTTTAGAATCCACTCGTAATCTTCTGCTGTCAATGTAAACTCAACATCCTTAGTAGGAAGATTTAAAGTTTTTTCTGGTGCAACAGTAATCATTGAATCGGCAGTTTTACGATACTTAATTTTCTGACGACCATTTTGAAAGTTGATATTCTTCTCATCAAATACCAATTCTGCTTTGTCTTTAAACAAAGAATGTACTGATAAGAATTCATTCAAATCTTCAACACAAAACTCATCATCAAAAGCATCTTTGATTTCTGCTTCGGCCATAACATTCTTAGAACCAGAAATGGTTTTTAGTGTATTGCCTTTTTTAAACTTTAAACCTTGATTGATTGTAGCAAAGTTTTTAAGTACTACGAGGGTTTCATTTGACAGCTTCATTTACTTCTCCATTATCTAAAAAATTAATTGTATCATGTTCGTACAAAAACATCAAGCAGCACAGCGCATGTGCCAAGTGATTCTTACCAGTTTCTTGGTCATTTTGTTCACCAGATTTCCAAGCCCACAGATGCCGTTGTGCAGCATCAAAATATCTACGCTTGGAATCTGGTACTTTTTTCCAATTATCCGGTTCATACTTCTCTGCACCAAAAGTTAAAATCTCTACTGTTGCTTTAAGTGCATTTGGTGGCACTAAACCATACTGCAATTTACCGCCATCAAATTTACGACCACCTGTGGTTGCAATCTGTGATGCCTTTACTTTATCAACAGAAGAATGTTCAAATTGATAATCTGCCGGACCATAAGATGTTTTTACTGAATTATCATGTAATCTTAATGTATAAGGTTCATTGGTGACAGTATTCTTTTCATAATCATATCTCCATGTAGTATTAGCCATTGTTTTAAAATTACTTTCTAAATGTTGTTTCATCCAATCTTCTGGCGGCTCATGCACAGTATTTTTACCATCAAGTGTTCTCATTACTTTTCCTTACGATATAAATCTCGAATTGTTTCAATACTAGAAACAGTATTTGCTGGAATTGCACGATAAGGAATCTTACGCAACAATTCTCTTAGTTTTTCAATGTTATACATTACATTTCTCCGACATAATTAGCAACAGCCGGCATATCTCCTTGGAAGTGATAAGTTCCAATATGAGATGTTCTCATCCATGGACAGAGATGGATTGTACCACCGATTTTACGCCACATCTGACAGAACATATAATCTTCTGATAAGTAACGGTCTGAACCTCCGCCTGTAATAGAATCTTTGGAATCAATTACAGTATCAAAGAAGGCATGAATGTAACGAGAACCATCAAAGTGTGCCTGACCAACGTGGTCTGGTTTGTATCGAATCATTGGATATGCTTCTTGCATTTTAGCAAATACTTCACGCTTAATCATCATGAAGCCAGTACCAATTTCTAATACTTCAAGTGGTTCAGACACAGTAAATTGTGCCGTACCTTTAACAGGATTGAAAACATAATCCCCTGTTACTTTTGCCAAAAGGTCAGCATCAATATCAGGATTCTTTTTGATTGCTGTCTTAACAGATTTCCACTTAATTGCTTTCTTAGGATAAGGACCGCCTGATACGTCTTTGTCCATAGCCAATAAAGCGATTACATCTTGTGGATTGAAATGAATATCAGAATCGATAAACAACATATGAGTGCAATCGGAACGATGGATAAATTCGTCAACAAGATAGTTTCTTGCTCGTGTAATTAGGGACTCATTGAATAAGAATGAGAATTTGATTTGTACGCCATACTGCATACACATACCTTGTAAATCAAGGCAGGCTTTCATATAGAGACCGTGATTTTGGCCGCCATACATTGGGGTTGCTACAAACAGACTCTTTGTTTGTAAATCTTCTTTTTTAATTGAAATTTCCATTTGTGCTCCGATAATTTAAAAAAGGGGGACCGAAGTCCCCCAACACACAGATTAAGCTAATGAATAACCAGCTTTGAGTGCAGCCTTAACTAAACCCTTAGTTGGCTTACCCATACGATAGAAAGCAACTTTCTTACCATCAACAGTTTTCTTGTTGGTGTAGATTACATGACCTTCTTGACGGAGTTCGTCAATGCGGGCGGTAACATTGGTAATGCCGAAACGGCGTTGTGCTTGTTTGACAGTAAAAGTGTTGTAACCAGAAGGTTGTTGTAAAGCGTTCAACATCTTTTCTTTAGCAGATAAATTGCTCATAGTAATACTCCATAGTAAAGTTAAAAAATCCTTGCGTGTTGCAAGTTCTCACATCATATCATTATGTATGTGTGTTTGTCAAGCATTTATCGACCAACTTGTGGTAAATATTTTGCTTTGGTTTCTTCCCATGATAGGTAAATCAAATCATCATAGAAAAGAGTTTCATATGAAACATTGCCTTTTTTCTGTAATTGCCGAATACGACCTTTGGCATACTTTGTTTTCCAAATGGTAGACAATGCTTCTTCACTGGTATCAAACGACTTTACCAAATCTTTATCTGTAATTTCTTTACGGAGAAATTCATTGGTATTATTATAAAGTGGACTAAAGTAAATACCACGTTGATGTTCGGTACGAATCAATTCTTTAGGAATGCCAAGTTTAGAATAGGCAAAATTTAATGAACGATTCTTGTGGTCACGCTTCAATGGTAGACCTTGTTGATTCTTTGCTTCCCACCACTCAAAATATTTACGAGTATGGTTCTCTTTAATCCAATCAAATACTAATCTCTTGGTCGCTCTCGATGGTTCGAAAGC